TTGACCTCAGTACAGCCGAACTTCAGCCAGCGTTTGCTCAATCTCTTGTCGCCATCACAGACGAAGCAGACGAACTTGCCAGAAAATACAATACCTGTATCAACGCCTACAACGAAGTCAGACAAACACTAAGGAATAAACCATGAATCTTTCACCAAACTTTACCTTGGAAGAATTGACCCATACTGACCACAGAGAATTTGACAATCTGCCAGATGCAGATGAATTAGCAAATCTGTATCGGTTGGCTGATTTTTTAGAACAAGTTAAAACTGTGCTTGGCGGTAAGCCAATCATGATTAATTCTGCCTTTAGAAGTGCAGAGGTAAATAAGGCTGTAGGATCATCAGATAAATCACAACATCGCCGTGGCTGTGCGGCTGATATTAGAGTGCCAAGCATGACACCTGATGAAGTTGTCAAAGCAATTATTGGCTCTGATCTGGAATATGATCAAGTAATTCGTGAGTTTGATCGCTGGACTCATGTAAGCATTCCAAACACTGAAGATGCTGACCCTCGAGCAATGGCGCTGATTATTGACAAATCAGGCACACGGGCGTTTGCTTAATCTGCAAAGATGTAAAGCAGTAGGACAACGCCAGCAACGCCGATCAAAGCGCCAAGAGACAAAACAAGGATGGTGACAATTATTTCTCCCATTTGGCGCATAACTCCTTAACTGCTTTGGATTTACGGGGCTTGTCGCAGACTTTGCTGATTGATTTGTGCTTGGCTTTTTCCCGCAGTTCAATGCTTGTCAACGGGTTTAGCGTGTCTGGATATAGCCCATGCCAGCCTGTTACGCCCATTACCGCAGCCAAAACAAGGCGGTCAATCACTTGTAAACCGCCACTATTTCACCGCCAAAGTTTTTTTGAATCTCTTTAGCTGGCTGCTCAGTCCAAAAGAATTTAGCTTCGTGGTTTTCTTTGATCCAAACATATCCAAATGGTTTCATGCGTAATCTCCCTCCTCAGTGTGTTCTGTTAACCGCTTTTGCAGACGCTGGATGCGCTGCTCGTTGTACTGAACAATTGACCTAGCATATTCAACGCCTGATTCGGCCTCTAATTTCTTTTTGTGCGCTTCCCGCAATTCAATGGCAATGATTTCCCTGATTGTTTTGGTGCGGGTAATTTCACGCAGAAATTTGCTTGTTGATTCTTTTAATGTCATGTGTTGACTTCCTTGATCTTAGATTCAATTGCTCTAGCAAAGCGAATATGCACTTCTTCGTCAGCACCAGCCGCAATTTGGAAAAGTTCTTCAATTTCCTCATCCGTCAGCCCTACCCATGTGCGCTGTGAGTGGGTGTAGAGCGGTTCGTTATTTGGTGAAGGCTTACCATCAATACCACACACGGGGTCATCAAAGTCACGATAACCATATTCACCGTGTAAGTTACTCCAATTTGGCGCTCTCCACGCCACAGGCTCTTGCTCTGGCTGTGCCAATGCTTTTTCAACAACAGCAATAGCTTCTGCCGTGCCGCATGGCTCACCGCCGTGACACCACTTCAACGCTTCAAGTACGAGTTTTAAGTCATCTTGTTTCATTGTGGATTACCTCCGCAGTGCATACAGGCTGTCGTGATGCTGATAATTTTTCGTTTGCATCTGCTGCAAATATAAGTTTGTCTCATATCAACTCCCGCTGAATAGGCATAATTTTCCATTCACGTTCCATGCGCCCTGATTTGGATTTAACAACCTTACCCGTCAAACAGATTTGCCCGTCACGTTCCAATTCATGCAAACGCCTGGCTACTTGCATTGACTCTAACCCCGTCTGTGCGGCAATGCCATCTTTACCCTGTGCGCCGTGCTTAGATAAGCAATCCACAATGATTTGAGCATGGCGGCTGGCAAGGTCTTTTGCAGACCCTGCTGCCTGCCAACTGGTCAAAGGGTCGGTGTTTCTGACTCTTGGATGCAGCATGATTACCCTTTAAAAGTGGATATCATCATCAGCGGGTAAACCCTTGGGTTCAAATGGTTTAGGGTCGTTTAAAAATGCCCAACCGTCCCATCCGTTTTCCTTTAAGGGAATTACATCCAGTTTGAGCATTTCGCCATTGCGGGTTTCAATAATGCTACCAATACGCTGGTAGCGGTTCTTTGTTTGACCGTCTTTGTTTGTGTACTGACCGACAATTGCGGAAACTTCTTTTCTGATTTTTGACATTATTTGCTTTCAATGATTTGGTTAAGTTGTTGCACTTGGGATTCGACTTCAGCAAGGAATTTGACAATCTCTGCCTCAATCTCTGCAATGTAGGCATCATCCCGATTTACACGAGTAACAAACAATTGCGCCTTGGCTGGCATTCTGGGATCGAATACAACGTAGTCACAAAACTTTGTGCCAGTACAAGCCATTTGAAATTGCATTTGGGTAAAGTACTTGGTTGGTACTTTGCCTGTTAACAACGCCTCAATCATGGTGGCAGTATTTGGGCATTTGATTTCTACAAGCCCCTCTCCCTCTCCTCCCACAAGGCCATCAGGAGACGCACCAGCCCATTCAATTGTTGGATGCGGTACAAAGCCCACTTCTTCCACCATAACGCCTTGTGCGGCCTCATAAGCGGCACGGGCAAACGGTTCTTGATCTGTACCCCACTGCATTGCCGCATTGGTGTACGACTCTGCCTTAGTCTGGGTCAAGCGTTCGACAACAAGCTGCGCCATGTAGTTTTCCCTGCTGGTGCTGTAACCCGTCTTTGTCTTGGCGATTACGTCAGCTACCCTACTTGCGGTGACTTTGCCTAATCTGATGGCAAACCAGTCTGTTGTGCCTTGAACAATTTCAGTTTCCATTTTCTTTCTCCTTTGTGTTTCGTGCTTCTATCATTGCGTCTGCCCATTCATAACAACTTCCACAAACTTGGTTAGAGGTTATTGTTTTTTTGCTAATTGCAAATAAAGTTTCTGGCATCGAAATTTGGGCTTGCATAGCTTTTGCCGCAAAGTAATCCCGCAGCGTCATTTTGTCCAACATATCAGACATTTGTTTTCTCCTTTTTAGCTTTTGCAATTCGGTCTGCTTTGGCTTTGATTACCTTGGCCTGCCATACTTGATCACCATCACAGGCGGCGTAAGCTGCGGCATAGGTAGTTTGTAATTCTTCTTTGCTGGCGCTGGCATCTATGGCGGCAATGTAATCAGTCATCTGACTAGCATCAACTTTGCTTTCTACTGTTGTGCGGCGGCTGGCGCTGTTACCGTCATCATCTTCTGGGGCAAGCCCTGTAGCTGCCAATAAACTGTAGCGTCTGGCATAGGTCAATGCTGACCCGTAACCCTGTGGGTCTTGTTTGCTGGCGGGAACATGAAGTAACCCGCATTCCATTGTTTCACCAGATTCATGAATAAACACGGTCTCAACCATTACGCCATCTTTTGATTCGTAAGTACGCTGCATCAATCCTATGCCGTTGTCGTTTAAAGCCCCGATAACCGCCTCAACGCAATTAGATAGGTCAGCATACTTAGAACGAAAATGCGGGTTTAAAGAGGTCTTTAAAGCAGGGCCAAATGCCTTTTGTGCTTTGACAAAAGCTGCGGCAATTTGTTTGCCGATTGGTGTTTCTTTTTGAAATGCACGTTCAATAATTTCTTTGGTTTCCATGATGTTTCCTTAGTAAGCGTATTTCGGGCCGCAAGTGACTTCCACTACGGTTTCAACTGTGTAACCACCAATCTTGCGTTTGGCGTACAGGGGGATGGCACGAAGCCCTGATGTTTCGCACTGGCGAACAGCGTCAATGACTTCATTCCTGCCCATTGGCTGGATTTGTTTGTCAACAATTAAGTCTTGATTGGGTGCTTGGGGGGTTGCGCCTGGCAGACTTGAGCAGCCAGCAGAGATGACCGCAAGCCAGCACATGAGTGAATAGGTGATCATCTTCATTCCGAATCCTTTGCAATCAAATCAAGCTGGCACTGTTTCAATTCCTCTTGGATGTTTTCCAGTTGGTAGATGTATTCCCGCAAGCGGGACTCCAGCAGGCCAACATGGTAGGCAAGGCGGTTAGCTGCGGGTTCGCCTCGATATTGCTTTTCAGCAACGTCACGCATGGCTTCAATAATTTGATCAATTGGCATTTATGCTCTCCAGTAAAGAACGTCAAGAATGACCACCACAATGGCGGCAAGGGATACGACCCACAAAGCGACTTGTGACCAATCTGTAGGCGGGGTGTACTTTTCAATATCAAACATGGTTTTTCCTTTGATGGGGCTTACGCCCCGTTTAATTAAGCAGAAATTGTTTTGATGTATTCGTTACGTTCATCAACAGTCCAAAACCAAATATGTTCATTGCTGATGTAAGTTATGCCAGTTGTTGGCAATAATTCAATTCCAAAACCTTGGCCTTTGTTTAAGCCATATAAATTAGCGCATTCACGCAAAGCTATGTTGTAAATTTTGCCGTCTGTATGTTGCATTGTGTTCATTTGATTTTCCTTAAAAGACCCCGTGCGATTTGCTGGGGCATGAATGTATTGTTAAGCTAACTAAACAAACAGTCAAGGCTT